GTTCTATCAATAATTGTGTCATTTTTATTTATAGGTTTTACTTGTCTTAGTTTTTTAAGATTTTGACCAACCATATTGCCAAAACTTCTATAACTTGCATTTTCATTACCAAATGTAGATGCAATTCTTCCTAATGCTCTTGATGATATTGTTCCTTTTTTCTGTAACCTACTACCTGTTTCAGCAAGATTTCTAGATAATTTAGATAAAGTAAAAGAACCTTTAACAGGTAACAATCCATCTGATACTGTATCTAATGTTTGTAATAAATCTGATGTTAAATTATTTGAACTTGTAGCTTTTACAACATATCCTTCATCCATCATGTCACTAAATATTTTTTGTATCTTTGCAGGATTAGTTTCTTTTATTATTTCTTCAATAACTAATGGATGTAAATTTTTAAGTTTATTATTTGTTGCTACTGCAAATTCAACTGATTCATCTGTTTTAGCTAAAGCATTAAAAAATCCTTGCATTTGTCCTTGATTTAGTATTTCATCTTTAGTTACTTGAAAAAATCTTGGAACTCTACCAAATAATGTATATTCTTTTTTTAATTTTTTAGCAGCTTTCTTAGTTTGTTTTCTATCTGCAACAATATCTGTATTATGTTTTTTAAGTGTATTTGTTGTATAGTCAACAAGATTATCAAAATTACCTGTTCCTGTTAATGCATCAGCCTCTTTAGCAGTAGTTTCAACAACATCATCTGCAATAGCTCTAGGATTAATTTTTACTGATTTACCAGTTTGTTTTACTAAACCTAATTCTGTAGCTTCAAATGCTTTGTTTATACCTCTAAAACCTTTTCTTAAATTACGTAAACCTCTTAGGCCTTTACCACCAAGAAGCTCTGGAATTATTTGATTTACAGCATCTAATGTTCCAGATAGAGTATTAAACGCAACAGTACCAGGTGCATAAAAATCTGCTGCTACTACTTTTCCTGGAGAGTATTCAAGTAATTCATTTGATTTTGCCCAATCTGGTCGGTAATAATCTTGATTAGTTTGACCAGCAAAAAAATATCTTTGTTGGTTTCTACCTGCATAGAAATTAATTTTATTTGGATTATATGCAGATGTGTAATGTATATTACCATCTGTATCAAATTGTTTTATTGGTGTTCCAATATTGTTATATATAAACTTTTTAGCTTCTTCTTCTGAATATCCATATTCTTCTATTAAATCTCTGTATATTGGAGTTTTCGTAGCATCAACAGATTCTACTGTTACTTTTGTACCTCTATCAAAATTAACTGGTTTACCTGCTAATACTTGTCTAAACATGTTTGCAAGTAATGGTTCTCCTCCCAATTTGTGAGCTTCTTTAATAATATCAATATGTTTTTTAAAATCTTCTATTAGGTTTGTATCTTTACCAATATTTTCTACTTCTGTCCAACTAACATCTACTTGCAACATATCTTGTGCTTGTTGTGGTGTATAGCCATCTTGTATTAATTTATCAAATTGTCTTAAATCTCTTGCATATGCTTGTGACCGACCTACTGTAGCTATTTGTCCAGGCACTAAAGCATTAGCTAATGGTGCTAGTACAGAATACTTTCCAGAGCCACCAAGACTAAATGTTTGAAATAATGCATCTAATGCAGCAAAAGTCCAAACACCATATTGCACATCAAAAGGTTTTGCACCACCTGGAGCAAAACCAGCAGTAGCTAAATCCCATATTGACATTTTCATATTTTGTTCTAAGTTTTCTGGTTGATATCTTTCATATAACTCAGTCCAAAGCTCTGCTTCTTTTCTTATTTTGTTTTTAACAAGTTCATCTTCTATCTCACCTACAGCTTCAAAATTAGGATTTATATTATTTATACCCATAGCAACAACTACATCTGTAGGTAAAGCAGGATATTGTTCTGCTATTTGTTGTATATTGTTTACTATTTGTGGATTTTGTTGAAACGATAATTTATAATTATTAACTTGACTTAAAGCTTTTTTATATGCTTTTTCTTTATCTTGTTCTGCAAAATAATCAGGAAACAACATTATACGTTCCTGTTATTTATTAACTCCAAAATTATTGGTGATGGGTTTGTTTGATAAAGAGCCTGTAATATTAAATCTGTATTGTCAGATACAACCATTGGCATATCTCCAGGACCAGTAGGTACACCAGCTGTAATAGGTTCAGTAGGATTTTCTGTAGGTGCAAACACATTAGGAGCTACCATTGGCGGTGGTGTTGCTTTAGGTAAACCACCTCCAGCAGAAACTTGGTCCTCTAGTTTTTTTCTAGAACCATAATCTCCACCACGTGCAGCTACAGGTGCTGTAGGATTGCCATCTGTTCTTTGACTCAATGCTCCTGGACCAGAAACTGCATTAGATGTTTTAGCTTTTGGTTTTCTGTATCCACCTCTACCACGATTATAAGTAGCCATCATTTCCCCTATCATAAAATTCTTTTGTTATAAAAATAATTATGCCTTCTGCTGGATATATAATATTTTCTACTTTTTCTGATAAAACATCAAATTCATCTTGTACACCATACTCATTGTATATCATGTCCCAAAATTCATTTTGTACGTACTCTTCCATTATCCCATTCCAAATGCTTGTGCAATAGTAGGTGGTTGGGCCTGTGGTGGTAGGCCCTGACCACCTAATGCTTGTTGCGCTATTAAAGCTTCTTGTTCAGGTGTCATTCCTGGTTCTTCAGGAGTATAAAATTGTTTCATTACTTCTGTAATAGAATTAGGTTGTTCGTATATTGCTATAGCAGCCATTGTAGCAGCTGGGTCACCTTGTGCTGACCTAGCAAGTATTGAGTCAAATAAAACACCTTCGGCTTTACCTTTCCTAATTCTTTCTTGTACTTTCTGTATATTCTCTAAACCATCAATATTATCTTGTAAAGTTTCTGTATCAATAACACCAGCTTGTAATAATTGCAATCCTGTAACAATTTTTTGTGGTTCATCAAAACCAGCCATAACTCCGTATATACGTCTTGTTACAGTATCTCCTCCAATATCTTTAAGAGGTTGATAGTTTTCAGAAAATGCAGCACCGTTAAGATAACCACGTATAGGTTTCTTAGTTACGTCAGTACTCATAGCAATAACCATGTCCATTTCTAATCTTTTAGAATCCATTTGTTGAATACCTTTTTTAATAATTTCTCTGTATTCATTAATCATCAATGACATTGCACCATTTAATTCTTGCAGCCCTGCACCTGTTACGAATGAATTTGGTGACTGTGCGTCATCAGTTACTGGATAACCACCAACAAGTCTTAATTGTCGTTCTAACCTATCAATTTGTTGAAACAACTGATAAGGCATATTGTTTTGTGGTTTAGATACTTGTGTACCAGGACTTAAATAGTTTACAGCAAATCTACCTTTTCTATATTGTCCTGACTCTATCTCACCAGAAATGTTTGTTTCTGTAAAAACAGCATCTTCCATGGCTATAGCTGACATAATATTAATTTTTGCCATCATACCCATCAAACCAATAACATGGTCATATTGACCTTTTAGTTGGTCAAAAGATACTCTTTTCATAAAAACAAAAGGAACAGTTGATAATGCGTTTGGTATAAAATCTAAAATTAATCTTTTTTCTGGAAATACTACATAAGTACCACCTAGGTCATAATATTCAACAACTCTTACTCCTGCTCTAACATTATCTTCCCAATCATTAGAACTACCAGAATCATAATTTAAAAACTGTGAAGGTACAGGTGTATAGTCTACATTATCTAAATCATCATCATCTGTTGCTAATATCTCTTTTGCAAACTCTGGATAAATTTGTGCAAGTTTATATCTAGGTATTCTTCTAATGACAGCCATTTCTTTAGGTTGTTGGTCTGGACCATAGTTTCCAGGATATGTATCATAAGGGTCTCTAAGTTCTGCAGATGGATATACAAAACCATTTTCATCCATTTTTGTTGTAATAACCCATGCACAATATCCATAACCAGGTATCCATCTAGATGCTTGTGATAATTGATGTGATAGATTTTGTTTTTCATCATAGGCAGTAACAATACGTTCTAATTTTTCTGCTTGAAACTTTGCTCTTTCTGATTCATTACCATTAGCAATATCTACTCGTACTTGAGGTACACCTGATATTTTTTGTGCAAGTCTATCTATACCTGATTGTAATAAGTTAGGAGCAGGTAATAAATCAGCATCTCCTGCATCCATACTATTTCCTAGTAATGCAGTTAAACCTTCTACTCCACCATTTAAAATTGCTTTAATTCTAGATTTTTGTGCTTGTCTTTGTTGTACTGCTTGACCACTTGTAAGTTCTGCTGCACTATCAATTATTTCATTGTAATTTTTTTTACCGATTGATTCTATTGCCATGGTGCTTCATTCATATCTGTAATCTTGTAATCTCCGTAACTAGGTGTATAATCAGTACCTATGTCTGCAAGACGTTCTTTTTGCATACGTCTAAAAACTTTCATAGGAAACCAACTTGCCATCACTATATCTGTTTTTTCCTTGTTTCTCTTAGAAACAGGTTTACCATCAAAGTATAACAACTGTTGCCTGTATTTTTGTATTTTAGCACTACTTTCTGAATCTCCTGTAGGTAAATGTATTTTTCTATTTTCAAACAAGTCTGCCATTGCACCTACACCATATAGTGGGTCATGTTTATTTTTACCAGTCAAATGACCTTGTACTTGTATACCATTACGTAATGTAAACTCTTTTATTGATTCATCTAGCCTTATAGCAGATTGGAAACCATTTTCTTCTACTATCCAATGTCTACAGTCATAATGGTGTAACCAATCAGACATTTGGTCTAATGCAGCTCTAATACCTCCACCTTTACGATTTTCTAAATCTATAAGGTATAACTCGCCTCTATATGCATCTATACCCCATAATACAGATGCTTGAAAGCCAGATGATGCAGGGTCAAGTCCAGCAACTAAATGTAAGTTATGGTAGTGTTCACCCATAATTAAATCAGGTCGCATACACTGGTCAATAATATTCATAGTAAAGATTTGTGTACCTTCTACATAAGTCTGGTTGTAATAAACCATTTCAAATATTTGCCTACCACCTGTAGATGATGCTGACCTAGCTCTAGACATTAACCAATCAAAACTTCTTTTTGTTGGCCATAAAACACAATCAACATGTTCTTCTGGTGTATGTTCTGGTAAATCACAATCTAACCTATGTGCTGTTTCTACTATTGATGTAAAGTTATCACTATCAAGCAAGTGGTGATATAAATCATCAGGATGTTGCCTACTACCAATAACAACTACAGCTGTATGTTCTTCTTTACGACTTGATAATGTAGTTGTCCACCATTGTCTTGTTGACTCTCTTGCACCAGGTTGCATAGTTGTTTGGTGGTCTTCAATGTCATCAGCAATAATTAAATCACAGTCACGTGAT